AAAGTGTTTTGTTGTTACTGATAATCATTATCAATAAGATATAGTATTACAGTATTGTTATATCTTATTATTGCCTTATAATCGTGTGGAATCTTTTTATAACTCTCTTATAATCCCTCTGAATCCTTGTGATCTTAGACAGCGTATTATAGCACAACCGCAAAAAAACGTCAAGACCCGCGAAAAAAATATAAGGATTCTCACATAAATCTCGACGAGACCCGCGATGAGAATCTCGACGAGTATATCATAGTATAACAGAATCATTATATAAGAATCTCGACGAGACACGCATCATAAATCTCGACGAGACGCACACAGTATCATAGAATCATTATATAAGAATCTCGTCGAGATGTGTGCGAATCATGATATAACAAGCACACAGTATCATATAAGGTCTCCTTATGTCATATATAAACCATCGTTATCAATACATTCTTATAAGGTATTGACACAACGGTGAGTGTGGGGTAAGATTACTACAGTTCGCACAAAGTTCTCATGGCAACCATTTACGATCAAGCACGTAAGCATCGTTATCGCGTCACTCTGGAACTCGACGTTCTTGGTGACTTTGACCCCCATAATATTAATTGGGAGAAGATGTTTAAACTTGAATCTGGTGAGAGGTGCGATGCTTATATTGAGGATTTGGATTCTGATATCTGGTAGTTAACTCCTCAGTATAACATAGAAGGGCCTTATGTGTCAAGGTGGGGGCACATAAGGTCTTTTTATGTTTTTGTATACTTTTTATAAAAAAGTTTGCAGGTTCAGTGACGATGTATTGATCAGGCAGATACCCCTCTGCCGTTCCCTATAAGGGCGCTGGTTGTCCTTATAAGATACCATAGAAGATCGGAATTAATCCGATGATGTGCCAGTTTTTGGACAGTCCACTGGTTGGTTGCAGGGTGGGTCTGCAGCGGTTATATTGGCGGAGTCCTGAACACAACACCCCATGGGAACCCGTTCACGCATCGGTTACGAACTCCCCGACCATTCTGTGGTTAGCGTTTACTGCCACTGGGATGGTTACGTAGAAGGCAACGGTCGCATTCTGGTAGATCATTATCAGAACCGCGATGATGTGCAAGATCTCATCGACGGTGGTTCAATGTCATCTCTTCGCACAACTCATACGTGGGAGAGTGCTGCTCTTCGTGATGAGAATGGCAAGATCATCGAAGATGATGCTGGCAGTTGGTCTTATTCCCACACTCGTGATGCACAACCGCTGTATCATTCAGAGCGTGGTGAGAATAATGAACCAGATGTCACCGACTTCGATATGTTTGTCTCTGGTAAAATGGGTGGCGAAGAGTATGCTTACCTGTATGACCTCAATGGTAACTGGAAGGCATATAAGATTGGTTGGGGACCTGTAGAGCGTGTCGAAATCCCTGGGTATGTGACAGCAGCGTAACTGTCCACAACGGGGCGCACAGGCGCCCCTCCACCCCTTATACTGACTTCAGTTCACACCACTCCAATGAACTTCACCATCAACGAACTCAGTGCCCTTGCTGATTTAATCTCCTTCCATGATGATTGGGATGAGGTGAGTGAGCGTGTGGGTTGCGATGTCTCTGATCTTTATGATAAGGTCATTGACGCAATGAACATTGCAGGGGAGGGTTGATCATGTCACTCTCTAACAAATCAGTCAACAGAATTGCTGCAGCACTTGTTGAAGAAGTTGCAGAAGAACTTGTAGAAACATGTGATTGGATTGAATTTCTTCACACCAACATTGGTGGCATCATTGTTGACAAACTTGGTCAAGTTGATGATGAAATTCTAGCAGAACTGATCATGTGTGTGGCAGATCGTATCACTCTCAAACCTTACACCAATGAATGATTCTACTCTTGACCTCTTTTGTGAACATCAATCTGTAAGGGAAGTGATGTCAATTGATGAGGCATTCACTGCTGCAATTGAAGAAGAAGCAGCAAAACTGGAAGTCACTGTAGACTATTATCTGGAGGAATTTTTTGTCTAGTGGACAGTCAGTGAACTGTCCATAAAATCTCGACGAGACGCGCACACGCGCTATCATTCATTTGTTCACCACCAGAACATCATGAAGTATCAAATCACTTCAATTCAATTCGATTGCTCTCTTGATGATGAAGAGGGTTGGGATGAATCAGACCAGATTATGACTGAAGAACGCCTCAATGAGGTTTATGTTGGTCAAATCTGGGATGCTGATGATGAGGATGACCTTGTAGAGGAAATCTCTACTGCATCAGGTTGGTGCATTAAGTCCATCGATTACCGTCACGTTCTTCAATGAAATACAAAGAACTGCTCGAACAGTTGCAACAACTTAGTGAAGATCAACTGAATCAGGATGTTGCTATCTGCTCTGAAGATGAACCCGATGAGTATTATCAAGCAAGTGTAGAGTTAGTGTTTTCAACTGAGGAATGTGATGTCCTCGATCTTGACCACCCTATCATTCGTTTTTGATCATGAACCGTTCTGAACTTCAAACTGCACTTATTCAGCAGATGTTGGATGACATGGACCTTAAGACAATGACCCAACTTTGTTATGATTATCTTGAGGAGGGTTATGATAAGTATTCTGAAGAAGAATTGATCACTGAATGTGAAGAATACTATCCTGAACTTCTGGAAGGATAAGAAACGCTAATGGGTCAGGGGGTTGACTTTGCTGCCGTTCTGACCCATACTGACATCAGTTCACGGGAACACCCCATGACTCTGGTTTGCGCCTCCGACCTCAAGACCCGCCAAATGGTATGGGTCAAGAACACCACCGCCACTGGTGTGCCAGCTGCTGCCCCGTCCCATGTGTGGGCAGACCTCGGTCGCCGTGGTATGATTTGATTGCTCACCCACCGCAACTTTTTTCTTTATTATGACTCTCACTCAAGAAGATCTGAACTTCTACGAGGACAACTACAACAGTGTCATGCAATTTGGCATGATTAACACTTTTGATGAGCGTGAAGAACGGATTCGATTCCGTGCAGTTTCTAAAGCAATTCAAGAACAAATTGATTCTCTGACGATTGAGGATCAAAAGCGTGTTCCTTTTACAAAGGAAGAAATTGCACCTGTGTTTGAAGAGTATCTGTGCGCTTATACTCTCAACGGTCAAGCAAAAGTTTTTGACCGCAAACTTGCTGCTACAGGTATTCAATCGTTCCGAAAGAATCCTGTTGCTTCGGCAATGGGTATTCATGGACAAATTGCATACTACGATCAGTATAACGATGTCATCACGAAATCGTTCGATCGTGCTGGTCAAACCCTGAAAACCATGTTGCAACAGTATAACGACATGATGGGGGTTGAGCGATTCACCCTGGATTGATAACCAATCCTTATGGGTCAGGGGGTTGACTTCTGACCCAATCCATTCCATACTACGTTTGTTCAACACAGATTCATGACTGACATCACCTGGGTTAACGACATTCCAATGCCCACAATGTTGGAAGAAGATTATCAAGAAACAGAATACAAAGATTATGAAGATTCTGATTGGTATAATGACCCCAACTGTGTCATGTCTCGCCATCATTATTGAATCATGATTGAATCCTTGCTTGTTGCATACGTTGTCGGTCAAGTAATTACAGGACCGAATGAAATCACAACAAATTATCTCAACGAAGATAAACAGATTGTGACAGTTGTCGAAGTGGTCCAAGAGGTTGACACCGCACGGCGGTGATGCTAATCTAGGTTCACAAGCGGGGGTGAAGCATCCCGCTCAAAACACTTCACTCAAACCTTTACTTTTTGAATTCATTATGTTTAACTTCACTTCTTCCGCCATCGAGTCCATCAGCGACGTGCAAGATGGTAAAGTGACCATCACCTTCAACGGTGGTCGTGAGTATACCTACGCTGTGCCCCAAGTTGATCAGTTTGTTAGCGAACTGACCAGCACCATCAATGCTCAGGGTAGCGTGGGTCGCTTTGTTAACGCTGCCATCAAGAGCGAGCAACTGGTCGCTGCCTGATAGCAACAGATCTCGTCGAGATTATCACATTTAATCTCGACGAGTTTATCACACTTACAAATCTCGACTAGGTATCACGTATCATGGAAAACGCTTCGATTCTGATTTCAATGCTTCGTCAGGGTAACAATGGTGAAGAAATCCTCAAGATTCTTGACACCATCGCCGCTTCTGATGATACAATGCAAGCGACTCTAGAACCAATCGATTTCTGACACCATGGACACCGCATTCGTCACGCCTGTATCTAAAAAAGCAAAAAACAGATTTGCTAATTTAATGGATGGAATTGATGAATGTATTGTAGAACAACACAAAGGGGATAAAGTATTCCTCACCAGTCACAACGGTAGAAACCACTTCTGGGTTAATCTAAACAAAGATCCTGACTGGATTGTAGAGTTCTAATCTAACACAAAACCCCGCCGATGGCGGGGTTTTTTTATACCTGTATGCTTCCCACCCCTCCCGCCCTCTAGCGTAGGGGCGGTGCCCCCTAAAAGTCAACCCCTGGCTCATAAGTATTTCTGATGTCACCCATAAGAAACCCTGATGGTAAAACCCGTTGCAGGGTGCCCCCGATGCTGTAGGATTCTGGCAACGCCAACCCACCCCCATGGCACACACCGATTCGATCATCGCAACCTATTTCCAGAGCAACACTCTGGATCGGCAGATGGGCGCCCAATGGTATCACAACGCCTACATGGTTTGTGTTACTTTAGGCGAAAAGTATGGTTTCTGCCCTAACACCGTGGCAGGTGTTATCGCTGCACTTTCTCCTAACAACAAATGGGATCAAAATGTAGAGGATGCTGAAACAATGCTCCGCGCCTATTGTTATGAAATTCCGTTTGAGAATGTGAAAGTCTCAACCTATTCTATCAACAAAGATAAGGCGCGGACTATCATTGAACTGCAACTCGATTCTGATCAGTATATCGAGAAAGTTCTACGCGGAAACAAAACAATTGCCTTCTACAATTGTATTGCAAAGGATGGCAATTCTGACACTCCCTGCATTGATGGTCACGCCTACAACATTTGGAACGGAAGTGTTTCTAACCTGAAAGAAGTTCCTTCTATGTCAGACAAAACTTTCCTGCTGATTCAAGATGCTTACCGTGACGCTGCTAAGTTAATCTCAAGCGTCACCGAAAAGTATCATTCAGCGGCACAAGTTCAGGCGATTACATGGGTCGCGTATCGTAGGATACACAAAGGTCTAGTGTGAACCTTTGTTAACGGGGGGCACGGGTGCCCCCCTCCCATGCTGTAGGATACCAAGGTCAACACGGGACACCCCCATGCGGTTCTACATTCTCCCCGACCACACCGATTTCGTTCCTGCTGATCAGGAATGGTTCTACACTCAAGATCAGGCATACGATGCCGCGTTTGATTGGAGTGCTGAACTCGGTGGAGTTCCTGTTAAGATTGGCACCTTCAATCTTGGCGGTCCTAGTTACACTGTGGCAGTTGTAACTGCCTGAGGTTAACAACAACGGGGGGTGAAATTCCCCCCCAATTCTTCACCTTCAAACCCACAAGATCATGGCACTCGGTATCACCATTCGCTACCAAACTCCCTACAATTCTTGTGAATGGCGGGAGCAAACTTTCCCCACAATTGATGAGGCAAAGCGTATGGTAGATTTCTATCGTTCCTGTGGTTCTCCTGCTGAGGTTGTTACTTTCAGTGAGGGTCAAAAATGAGAACATTCTTTCTGATTTTTGCGGTTGCGTTTCTATTCTCATCACCAGTTAGAAACACCACCGCTGCAACATTGCACACCGTCGCTAACATCATTCAAGAATGACACACTATCCCTCCCGCCTTCGGTTTAAACTTCCCGCCGAAAGAATCGCTGAACTTGTTGAAAAGAACTGCACCGTCTTAAGTGATGAGGAATGGATGCAATTTTTTGAGCAAGTTAACATTATTTCCGATTGTAACGATTCGCCCGTTCTGGTCACGACCTGACCGCCCGACCGTCTAGGATACTGTCAAGCGAGGCAAACGGACCTCGCCCAACCCCAAACCGACCATGTTCGCTTCCATCATCCGCGCCGCAATCCGTACCCGCCTGATCAACGACGGACCCCAGACCTGCAGCGACCTTGTGCGCTCTATGGGTCTTGACCCCCGTCGCCATAAGGGCACCATTCACGCCCTTATGGTTGACCTCGAAAAGGATGGCGTTCTAGGTGCCACCCGTTCCGATAACGGAAAGCGGGATCTGTGGTTTGTGAACTTTGAGCAAATCCGCAAGCGTGACCGCCTGATTGCTGCCCTCTCTGGAATCTAACGAAATGTGACAGGGGGTGCCCATAGGGTGCCCCCACCCCTTAAGATACATTCAAGCGGGACACACCCGCACAACCCCACACCTGAAAATGAACTTCGATTCTTTCGTTTGTGACCCTCAGATTGAGGATGTTTATATCCCCACTGAGGATGATTGGGCATCATTCTATGATGATGATCAGGAACTGGAAATGTACTCTCTAGAGTGTGCTTTCGGTCCTGAGGAGTAAACTTAACGGGGGCAGAAATGCCCCCCCTTCGTTAACACTATCATCACCACAATGCGCTTCTCTACTCCTCAACAATTCGCCGCCATCTTCTACTTTGGCGTTGATACAAAGGCATGGAAAGATGATGAGCAGTTCGGGTTATCAATCGGCAGACTTTATGCTGGTTTGTATAACAATGTTCTACACATTGGTATACTTGACTCCAAAGGTTGCCTGCCCTGATTAACACTTTGCCCCCTCATTCGTGAGGGGGTTTTTTATATTCGTGCGGACACTTTCATTCATCAGTATCCGTTATGGCAGTTAAATCGATTCATAAGTTATACTAATGCGGCCCCCTGCGCCCCCCCCGTATATAAAATCGATCACTACCCTAACCTACAGAGGTGACAATTCGAGTGAGTGATTTCACTTTCATATGAAAAATTTTTGGGAAAAAAATTTCCCTCAGAAGGTCGTATAAACCCTAAAGGGTATGCTATAATACCATTATACATAAAAATGTCAAGAGGATTTAATATGGACAAAGTTTATCACATCTATGACAAAGATAATCATTGTGTTGACGCAGTTCTCTCTGAAGACGAATTCATAGAGAAGTGGGAAGAACTCAAAGACAAAGAGTTTGATTATGAGGAAGTCGAAGTAAATCGACAACTCATGGTAGAGTCTTCCTATTGACAAACTAAAAACTAAACGTTAGAATTGACCTGAAGAAACTTAATTAACATGGCAAAAGGATTCACCGTAAAAGCCACAGCTCCGACTCAACCACAAGAGCAGTGGGACTATGATGCAATTAGGGAGAGAATGAGGGGCAAGAGCATCGTCTTTTGTCTCCCAGGACGTGGTTGCTCCTATCAATTTCTGAAATCATTTGTACAACTGTGTTTTGACCTTGTACAAAATGGTATGAGTATTCAGATCTCTCAAGATTATTCTTCCATGGTTAACTTTGCACGTTGCAAGTGTCTTGGTGCAAACGTTCTTCGTGGACCTAAGCAAATTCCTTGGGACGGTAAGCTACAATACGATTATCAACTTTGGATTGATAATGACATTGTGTTTAATACAGAAAAATTCTGGCAACTGTGCGATCTCGCAGTACCTGGACCAGACAAAGAAGGTATCCCACAGCAAGAAAAAGAAATCGTTGCTGGTTGGTATGCCACTGAGGATGGGGTAACTACTTCAGTTGCTCACTGGTTGGAAGAGGATGACTTCCGTAAGAACGGTGGTGTTATGAATCATGAAACCACTGAATCTATGGCAAAGAGACGCAAACCATTCACCGTGGATTACACAGGTTTTGGATGGGTTATGATTCGTCATGGTGTCTTTGAACGTCTTGAATATCCTTGGTTTGCTCCTAAGATGCAAGTCTTTGAATCTGGTGCAGTTCAAGATATGTGTGGAGAGGACGTATCGTTCTGTCTAGATGCAAAAGAGGCAGGCATTGAAACGTGGTGTGACCCACGGATTCGCGTTGGACATGAGAAGACTCGCGTAATCTGATATGAGTACCTCTGAGAAACTTTATAACGTGTGTTATAATGGTAGAGCGTTATATCAGAGTATGACTCTTGAAGACTGTACTGAGATTCTTCAAGAGTTCTCTGAACGCTTTTTCTCGGGGGAAGATATCGACCCCAATTTGATTTCACTTGAACCATTATTTGAAAATTAACTATGGCAAAAAGACCTTCACTGACTAGTAAAGTTGTTATTGAATCAAAACCCAAAAAAACTCGGCAAGGTATGGGTAAACATACAAAGTACGCCGCAACGTCTCGTAACGGAGCACGTAAGAGGTATAGAGGACAAGGTTAAATACTATAAGAATTAACTATAATTCATGTATTTTTTAGATTCACAGGAAGAGTGGGAGAATATTCATACTTCTGATTTGTGGGTTTACAATAAATTATTTTTAAGTCGGGTTTTAGGATATACTTGTGGACCAATTGGGTCTTCAGTTCCTAAACCCGACTTTTATATTGTTCGCCCAATGATGAATATGCTTGGAATGGGTCGGTATGCTCGCAAAGAATGGATTTACAAGTACACCGACCAATACCATCCAGGAGAGTTTTGGTGTGAAATATTCCATGGACCACACTTAAGTGTAGATTTTAGGGATAAGAAGTCTGAATTGGTGGTTTTAGGTACACGAGAACCATTCAGTCCTCTCTATAAATGGGAAAAATGGGAAAGAATGGACCAAGAGGTTACTTTTCCTGAAATTTTAAATGATTTGGTCGGTAGTTATGAGTATATTAATTGTGAATTTATTGGAAATCGTCTAATAGAGGTTCATTTTAGACAAAACCCAGATTTTAGGTATGGTAACACTGTTGCAATACCAGTTTGGAAGGATGAAAATGCACCAATTGACAAAAATTATAACTATATTAAGGATGAAGATTACTTAAGAACTGGTTTTTATATTGATTGACGGGATAGCAACCCCGTAAAAAGTTCTGATTTAACAAATCAGGAGAGCAAAATGGGTAAACCAGCAGATCGTGATGTAAACTACATGTATAATATGTGGGGAACAACTAGTTTAATCTCAGATTACAATTCAACAGAAGTAATTAAAGAAAAAAAGATGTTGCGAGAGATCGCAAACGATGATAAAACCCCAAAAAAGCATGATTTTGAAGTTCAAAATGAACTTCATGAAAAAATTCGTAATGATGAAGATTATGATGATTGGTCCTACGGCACTGAACCAAGTTGGGGACATAAGTGGTAAAAAACCACTATAAATAAATCATAATAATACTCGAAATAATGCCGCTAGAGCGTATTAGTGTTGGATTTAAGGATATTAGTCTCTCGTTAAGGGCAAATCCTCTGACGAGAGACTTATCTATTTTAAAGAATGAATCTGCCATAGCACGTTCGGTCCAGAATTTGGTATTGACCTCTAGAGGGGAGAAATTTTTTGAACCTACTATTGGAACTCTCACAAATGCATTATTATTTGAAAATATTGATTTTTCTACCGCAGAATTATTAAAAAGCGAAATAGAAAGTGTTATAAGGAATAATGAACCTAGGGTTGAATTAGTTGAAGTTACTGTAACTCCAAATTATGATGAAGGAGCAATGGATGTTAAAGTGATATATTTAATAGTTGGAATAGATGCCCTACCACAACAACTAGAATTTGTATTACTGCCAACCAGATAAATGTCATTAGTTAACGTATCATCACTAGATTTTAATGATATAAGGGAATCTATCAAAAGTTTCTTGAGAGCTGATGGTAGATTTACAGATTATGATTTTGAAGGATCAAATTTTAGTATTTTAATTGATACCCTAGCATATAATACTTACATTAGTTCATATAATGCAAATATGTTAACTAATGAGGTATTCTTAGATGGAGCAACTCTAAGAGAAAATGTAGTTTCTCTTGCTAGAAATTTAGGGTATCTACCAAGATCAGTAAGATCTTCTAGAGCAAAGATATCATTCTTTGTAAATCTTTCTGGATTTGCCACAAATCCAATTTCAATTACTTTACGTAAAGGAATAGTTGCAACATCTAATGCATCATTCTCAAATTTAAATTATATCTATTCAATTCCTGACGATGTAACAGTTCCTGTATCAAATGGAATCGCTACTTTTGATAATATTGTAATTTATGAAGGTTCTTATATTGAAGACAACTTTACCGTAAATAGTTTAAATAAAAATCAAAGATTTATTTTAAACAATGAAAATATTGATACCAGTTTGATAAGAGTTACTGTTAGAGAAAGTAAAAATAGTAATATTTCTAGAGTTTATAAATTTGCCGATAATTTAACTGCAGTCAAATCAACAGATGATGTATTTTTCTTAAATGAAATTGAAGACCAGAGATATGAATTAATTTTTGGAGATAATACATTTGGCAGCAAATTAGAAAACGATAACTTTATTTTGGTAAGTTACGTTACAACTAATGGAACAATTGCAAACGGTATAAATGCTTTTAGTTTTGCTGGAAGACTAGTAGATAACAACGGCAGTCCAGTTACCGTTGATGAACCCCTATTAACAACCGTAGAAGCGGCAGGATATGGGTCAGATATCGAATCCATCGCATCGATTAAAAAATTAGCTCCAAGAGTATACTCTTCACAAAATAGAGCAGTTACTGCATCAGATTATGAATCACTAATACCATTAATTTATCCAGAAACAGAATCTGTATCTGTTTATGGTGGAGAAGAATTGGACCCCCCAAAATTTGGCAAAGTATATATTACAGTTAAACCAAAAAACGGTTCATATTTGCCAAATGCTATTAAAGATAACTTAAAAACAACTCTTAGAAAGTATGCAGTTGCGGGAATAATTCCAGAATTTATAGATTTAAAGTATTTGTATATTGAATATCAAACAAAAGTTTACTACAATAGTAATCAAGGTAATGCAGATTTTTTAAAAACTCAAGTCCAACAAACATTAGAAAAATTCGCTAAATCTGATGAGTTAAATAGATATGGATCTAGATTCAAGTATAGCAAATTCCTAAAATTAATTGATGATTCTTCTATAGCAATTACATCAAATATTACAACCTTACAAATAAGGAGAGACTTGAAAATTATATTAGGTCAATTTACCGAATATGAAATCTGCTTTGGTAATGAATTCCATATCAAAAATCCAAGTGGGTATAATTTTAAAACAAGTGGATTTTCTGTTGATGGAATTACTGGTACAGTTTATCTTTCAGACATTCCACATGCTGAAGGATTTGGAGCAGTATTTTTATTTAAATTGGATGCTTCAAATCAACCAGTTATTGTTAGAAGAAAAGTTGGAACTATAGATTATAAAAAAGGTGAGATTAAAATAAATGCTTTGAATATTATAGCAACTAGTAAAAAATCTTTTGGTGATAATATAGTTGAATTTTCTGCTATACCAAAATCTAATGATGTTATTGGTAAACAAGATTTATACTTACAATTAGACAATTCTAAATCTATGGTAAATATGATTAATGATGTAATCTCTTCTGGAATTGATATATCAGGATCACAATACATAGTATCATCTAGCTACTTAAACGGCGAGTTCATAAGACTGTAAGAACATGAAGAACAGAGTTAATATTAAAAATTTAGTTTCTGACCAACTTCCCAGTTTTGTTAGGGATGGGTATCCAGAATTTGTAGAGTTTTTAAAAGATTACTATGATTCTTTAGAGTTTCCTGGTGGTCCTGTAGATATTTTAAATAATATTGATGAATATACCAAATTAGATAATATAACAGAATTAACTTATTATACTGAATTAACCGCAAATGTTGATTACGGTGCGGTTGATATTAGTGTGAGTAGCACTGATGGATTCCCATTATATAATGGTCTTTTACAAATTGATAATGAAATAATTCTATATGAATCCAAAAACCAAACCACTTTTTTAAATTGTAAAAGAGGGTTTAGTGGAATTACCACCTATACAAGTCCAGAAAGTGAAACTCTGACTTTTAGTACAAGTATTATAGACGCACATACAGGTAATACAATTGTATATAATTTACATTCCTTATTTTTAGCAGAACTTTATAAAAAATTTAAATATCAATACGCTCCAGGATTTGAAGATATTGAATTTTATAAAGAACTAAATGAAAAAATATTAGTATCAAACTTAAAAGATTTTTACGCTTCAAAAGGAGCAAATAGTTCTTTTGATATTTTATTTAAATCCATTTGGGGTTCACCCGTACAAATCATTAAACCTAGAGATTTCTTAATTCAACCATCTGATGCTGATTATAGAATTACTAGAGATCTTGTTATTAAAAGATTATCTGGAAATCCTCAAGAGTTAGTTAATAAAACATTATATCAAGATGAGACTCAAACCATTCCAAAAGCAGCTGGATCTATTACTAATGTAGAGCAACTTTTTAAAGACGGTGAAGAGTACTTTAGATTAAGTTTGGACTATAATCCAGAGTTAGAAACATTTAATTTTACAGTACACCCAAAAACAAAAATTACCAATCCAGTAGGTCTTGGACAGACTTATCTTGATGTTGATTCAACACTGAGCTTTACAAACTCAGGAACACTTGTAGTATTTGATAATAATGTAGAATATAAATTTACATATAGTGGTAAAAGTTGCACACAATTTTTTGGATTGTCTTCTCCTATTGCAATAAATTTAAATCAAGATATAACAACTCCAGATTATGCGTATGCAATTTCAGAATCTGGAGACCAAATTAGAGTTAAGATTACAGGTGTTCTTGGAGATTTGGAATTAGATAGAGAATCTTCATATTATTATGAATTAGAAGACCAGGTTGAAATTGTTTCTTTAGGTGCAGATAGTGAGGAGCAAATAAGAAGCAGTTGGATTAATAATGTATCACCAGAGTATGAAATTGAACAAATTACTCAGGTTGCATTAAAATTAAATGGAGCAGCACAATATAGAATAAAAACATATGACCCCAATATCTTCACTTTGGGTGATATTGGAACCATAAAAGGTAGTGATGGTAATCAATATGATATTTTTGTAATCGCGGTATCAAATAAGTACGAATTTGACGTAAACTTAACTACTAGAATTAATACATCTGATGTAAGATATTCTATTAGAAAGGGTATATCAAAAACTAAGAGTAATAATCAACCAGAAATTAATATTATATCAGCAGATATTCAAAATGTATATACAGACGATGATGACACTTACGTTGTAAGTTCTTCTCTGCCAAATTATTATAATACTCCAATAATTGTTGAAGATTTGTCTGTAACTTTTACTGGACAGTATGATGGATTTGATATTAATATTGGTTCTAACTCTTTTATTAGTGGCGAGGCAGTATATTATTCTAGAAATAATAATGTTGGGTTAAATATTGCAGAGGGACCTTATTTTGTTTATAAAGTAAACTCCAGCACAATAAGATTAGCTACCAGTAGAGCTAATATTAGAAGTGGTCAGTTCGTTTACGTTTTTGGTACTGTACTTAATAATAAAATATCATTATTGAAGTATTATAATAGGAGATTACAGTCTCAAGACATAATTAGAAAATTCTCTCCTAGTGTTGATGATGATATCATTGAAAATAGAATTACAAAACCAGGAACTGTTGGATTGTTTTTAAATGGTGTTGAAGCATTAAATTATAAATCTTCTGATACCATTTATTCTGGTCCAATTGAAGAAATAGTAGTTTCTTCCGTGGGAGATGCTAATTACGACGTTATCAACCCTCCTGTGATGGTTATATCGGATAATGTTGGTGTTGGAAATACTATTTTTGGATCTGGTGCTGAGGGAATTTGTAATGTTGTAGGAACTTTATCTAGAATTAATATTTTAGATAAAGGATTTGATTATACAGACGAACCAAAAATTACAATTTCTGGCGGAAACGGTACTGGTGCCGAAGCAAAGGCAAACTTATCTAAAATAATTCATTCGGTATCATTTAATGCTGGAAGTTTATATGACCAGGTAAATTTATCTGAAAATAGTATAGGTTTCACTACTTATCATAAATTTAGAGATTTTGAAAGAGTAATTTATAATTCACAGAATCAACCTAAGATTAGTAATTTAGTTGATGATGCCATTTATTTTGTTAAAATAATTACACCAACTAAAATTAAATTACATAATACTTTAGATGATGCCATTACTGGAATAAATACTGTTATTCTTGGTTCATATGGCGAAGGATTACAGAAATTAACTTCTTCGGATAAGAAGAAAGTAATTTCATCAATAGAAGTAATTACCCCTGGTAGAAATTATACAAATAAGACTTTATTTTTTGATAAAGATTCTATCAGTACTTTTAATAATACAATTAAAATAATAAATCACGGATATACTGACAAAGAAATTATTCTTTTTAACTCTGATGGTGTATTACCTGTTGGATTAAATACAAATTCTGAATATTATGTAAAAGTAGTTGATAAAAATACTTTCAGAGTTGCTAGTGTTGAACCTGTTGGTGTTGGTAGTACTATATCTAGTGACTATAATTATGTTAATAGAAGATTTATTGATTTTAATGATGGTGGATTGGGGCAGCATAGTATAAAGTATCAATCAATTACTTTAAAAATTGAATCCCCAATTGGAGTCACAACTTTTGCTGGTCAAGACTTCAATGCTAAGGTTAGACCAATATTTACTGGTTCAATACAATCAGTATCATTAAAAAATAAAGGTGATAATTATGGAGATCCAAACGTTGTAAATTACAATAGACAACCTGACATAAGTTTATTAAATGGAGAAAATGCACAAATAAGTGTTATTGTATCTTCTCAAGGTAAAATTATTGGTGCTATTGTAAATAATCCTGGTTCAAATTATAATTCACCACCATTACTAGAAGTTTTAGGTTCTGGTTCTGGTGCAATATTGGTTCCAATAATTGTTAATGGAGCAATTGTAGACGTAAAAATTATTGAAAGTGGATTTAATTATTCTCAAGTAGATACTACTGTAAAAGTAGTTCCAACAGGAAGCAATGCTAGATTTGAAGCTAAAATTAAATCTTGGAATATTAATGTTGTTGAAAGAATTTTCCAATCAGATCAAGTAAATTCAGATGATGGAATAATCACTACACCCCTTGCATCAGAAAGAGGTTTACAGTTTACTCACGCATATGCTGCTAGAGAACTGCGTAAAAAATTACTAGCAACTTCTTTAGATCTTGTTGGTAATACTGTTTATCGGGAGGATATTGAGAATGATAACAATCCAGTTAAATATCATTCACCTATCATAGGGTGGGCATATGATGGAAATCCAATTTATGGACCATACGGATATGCGGATAAAGAGGGAGGTGCTGTTGTAAGATTAAATAGTGGGTATGAATTAAACTTACAAGCATATAGACCATCAACATCATCTTTCCCACCAGGATATTTTATACAAGATTATGAATTCACTAACAATGGAGATTTAGATATACACAATGGAAGATATTGTAAAACTCCAGAATTTCCAAATGGTGTTTATGCATATTTTGCTACTGTAAATTCTATAAAAAATGCTTCTGGACCATTTAACGGATTTTTAAAACCTGTTTTCCCATACATTATTGGGGACACTTTTAAATCAAAAATAATTGATTATAATTTTGATCAATATTCAAACTTGTCTTTTGTAGATTTAAATAATACTGGATGGATTAGATATACAACACCATTAGGGTTACTATTAAATAAAACAAGATATCAGGGATTTATTCAACCAGATACTTTTAGTAGGGGATTCACTGAGGTTAGTAGTGTCAGTTCTGGAGAATTAACAGAGTTACAAATTATTTCCCCTGGTGATAATTATTCAATACAGGATAATATATTCTTCAATAGTCAAGGCACAGGTGGTTCTGGTGCTTATGCTAGAATATCAGAAATTAAAGGTAGGGATGTAAGTTCAATATCATATTCTTTCAGTAAATTAGTTGATGTTGAGTTTACTCCATTTGGATCTCTTGGTAAATTTGTTGGATTTGCAAGTACATCTCACTCTTTAATCAATGGAGATATTGTATCTGTACAGAATTTAAATATTCTTTCAACAAATTTTGCATCTTCTTATGTAGTAGGTATCTCAACAAATACACTAACACTATCAAATAATACTCCAAATGCTTCACAAACTGGAATTGTAACTTATTTAAATGTTTCTGGTAATTTAAATTTTCCCGTAGCATCAGTAAATGATGTTTACAAAATTGGACCAGAAAGAGTTAAGATTATTAATGTATATCCTCAAGATTCTAGAATAAAAGTATATAGATCTTTTGGTGGAAGTACTTCTATTGCACACACTGCAGGTGATAGTTTAATTGAATTAAGTAGAAAAATTACTTTCAATAGTGGATTCAGCACTTCTACAGAATATAAACTTAACTCAGAATATTATTTTGATCCTAGAGAAAGTGCAATAATCCCTTCAGAAAATTTAATCCTGTATTCAAACCCAATACCTCCGTCACTTGTTCCAACAGCTTGGGATTATTATTCTGTGGGAGTAGGAACTGGATCTGTAGAATATTTTAGTGATAATTCTCCAGATGGTTCAAATAATGCTGCAAAAGTGGCATTTGCTTCTACTACAGGTTCAAGTGATGCATTTGGAATAAAATATGAATCAGTATCTTTGTCCTCTGGTAATAATACATTTTCAGTATTTTTAAGAGGTCATACTGGTGGAGAACAAGTCTATTTTATTTTGGACGATGGTGGTTCATATTATTCTCAATTAGTAACTTTAACAACAAATTGGAGAAGATATAGTCTTACTGTATTGACTGGTGCTGGACTCCATAGAATAAGAATAGGAACATATGGTCCTCAAGGTCTTACTCTAAATTCATCTCCTACGTTTTATGTTTGGGGTGCTCAAGTTGAACTTGGGTCTTTAACTAGTTCATATTATTCAACTTCGGGTAGTCCATTATCAAGAGCATCTCAAAAATCTGGATTATTGTTTTTTAGTAACCCAGGAGTTACCCAGAAAAAAGGAATTAAAACAATTCCAAATACATTTTATTTACCAAATCATGGATTTAAAACTGGAGATAAAGTAAAATATAACGTTGGACATGGATATACAGGAGTTAGTGTATCTTATGGAACAACAACAACACCACTTTTAAATTCACAAACTTTGTATATTGCCTCATATGATTCTGACTTTATCGGGGTATCAACTCAGAGAATCGGAATTGGAAGCACTGGTGGATTTGTTGGAATAGGTTCAGATGTTTTAGAGATTTTTAAAATTGCTAATTATGGAACAGGTGAAGTACACAGTATTAAAACAGATCTACCTTTAACTATTCGTGGAGATGTTTATAAAAAGACTGCAACAGTTATAACTGAAAGAGAGCATGGATTAACAAATGGTGATATTGTTGATTTGAAAGTAATTTCTGGAGTTTCTACTAATTTTTATGTGACATATGATGACATTAACAGAAGAATGTTAATTAACCCAAGATCATTTATAGACACTGATATCAATTTATCCAGAAATACTATAACAATACCAAATCATGGTTTAATAAATGGGCAAAAGGTAATTTATAATTCAGCAACTCCATCTGCAGGATTGGTTAATTCTAAATTGTACTATATTGTTGTTTCTGACGATAATACTATTTTATTATCAAATTATTACTATGATATTATTTCATCTAATGATGCTATTGAAATTGTCGAAATAGGAACTCAAGCAGCAGGAACTATAGCACCAGTCAATCCAGAATTATTTGGGGTAAAAAATTCAACACTAGTATTTGATTTATCAGATCCAACTTTAGCATCAAATTCAGTCCCAGCATTTGAATTCAATTTTTATTTTGATGCTTTATTCCAAAAAGAATTCTATACTACAGATAGCAATAAAGGAGCATTTAATATTAGAAAAAGTGGAGTAATTGGTGAACCAGGTGCTAAATTAGAATTAGTCATAGATGATTTTGTCCCATCATCACTATATTACAATTTAACTCCTATTGATTATTCTGGAGCAACTGCATCAAAATTAGAGATTATTAGTGATAAATTTAATATTAAAAATGGAAATAAGTTATCACTAATTAACAGTAAATTTAACGAGATTACTCCAGTATCTGGTATTACAACAAATTCATTCACATATGCATTAGAACAAACGCCAGAAAGAATTAATTACAATAAAACAGAAGCAAAAATTAACTATACTACAAAATCTTCCAGTGCTATAGGACCAGTAGCAAAAATAAATATTGATTCTGGTGGTAGAAATTACATCCGTTTACCAAACGTGGCTCAAGTTGTTAGTGGTTTAGGTACAGCAGCTTTATTCTTACCTAGAAGTAAAACAATTGGAAAAGTTAATAGCGTAGTTCTCACTGACATTGGATTTGATTATCCATCAGATAAAACTTTAAGACCTTTAGCTAATTTTCCATACACATACAAAATTGAACCTCTATCAAAATTTAAACGTATACAAATAGTTAATCCTGGTATAAATTATTTTGTTGCCCCACAACTTGCAGTTGTTGATGGATTTACTGGGAGAGTAAATACAGAAGTTTCTCTTGAATATGATATTGGGGATACTGAAGTTAGAGTTGTACGTAATACTACTGGTTTATATAATGTTACACCAAAAATTATTCCAATTAATAACCCAAATGGTGTAAGAATTGATAATATTGTATTTGATCCTGGAACTTTAAATGTAACAGTATCATTTGCAGTTACATTCGCATCATCTCAAGATTATCCATTCATCGTTGGTGAAAAAATTATTGTTGAAAACACAAACGTTGACATTAATTTTGGTGGTAGGGGATATAACTCTGCAGCGTATGATTATAGGTTATTTAGAATTACAGCAGCAGATCTAGATATTGGTGGAGATAATCCAACTTTAACATTTAATTTAACTGGATTTTTATCACCAGGAGAAGATCCTGGACTTTTCGATGGATTTGAATCTTTTGGTACAGCAACTCCAGAATCATATTTTCC